CTAAAAAGGTAAAGCTAACGCAAACACAAGTCGCCATCGCGAAAAGATTAGGAGTACCTATCGAATTATACGCCCAAAAGGTTGCAGAAGAAATGAGGAAAGAATAATGGCTGAAAACAGAATCAACAGAGAACTTGAAACTCGTGAGAAGACAGTACAAAAGAAGGCTTGGCAGCGACCCGAAACATTACCTTCGCCCACGCCAGAGCCAGGGTATACGTACCGTTGGATACGAACAAGCACTCAAGGTCAAGTCGATGCTACTAACGTTTCCTCAAAATTACGTGAGGGTTGGGAACCAGTAAAGGCAGTTGACCATCCAGAAATTACTTTGGTAACTATCGAGAACGAAAAGTTCAAAGATAACATTGTGATAGGAGGGTTAATGCTGTGCAAGGCTCCAGAAGAACTCAAAGATGAAAGGACTGCGTATTTCAAAGCACAGACCGATAATCAGATGAAGTCAGTAGACAACAACCTCATGCGAGAGAACGACCCTAGGATGCCGTTATTTAACGAACGGAAGACTAAGGTCACTTTTGGTAAAGGCAATTAATTTTAACAGGAGACTATTTTCATGGCTTATCCAACTATCGATGCCCCTTATGGGCTAGTACCCGTTGGTTTGATTGGTGGTCGTCCTTACACAGGTGCTACTCGACAAATGAAGATAGCTAGCAACTACGGCACAGCTATCGGAAAAGGCGATTTAGTGAAACGTGTAAACGATGGAACAATCGAACGTGACGGAAGTACATCCGCTTTCCCAGCGACTGGAACATTAGGTGTTTTCATGGGTTGTTCGTATACCGACCCTAATACAAAACAGCTAACATTCAACAACCAATACCCTGGCAGCATTGTTGCTAGTGATATTCATGCGTTTGTTGTTGATGATCCAGACATCATACTTAAAGCAGCTATATGCTCTTCAGGTACGACAATGGCAACATTGGGAAGAACAGTTATTGGTAACAAAGCTGCTATCATTAGTAATACACTAAATACTACTAATGGTGCGTCTAAGCTTGCTATCAACAACTCTGTTGCTACCACTTCAACACTACCATTTCAAATCATTGATGTAGTTGACAGCACAGCGACAGGTAGCGATACCTTCCAAGAAGTGCTTGTCATATACAGCACACATACTGACAATGGTAGTAACGTGTTCATCGGTGGACACGCTTATCGTAACCCAGTTGGACTGTAGGAGGTATAGACAATGGCAATTTCTAGAGCGCAACTTCTTAAAGAGCTACTTCCTGGTCTTAATGCACTATTCGGTTTAGAGTATGCAAAGTACGGGGAGGAACATGCGGAGATCTTTGAATCAGAGACTTCTGATCGTTCTTTCGAAGAAGAAACTAAACTATCAGGCTTTTCTGCTGCACCAGTCAAAGACGAAGGTTCTGCCATCGAATATGACAATGCACAGGAAGCATTCACAGCTCGCTATACACACGAGACAGTGGCGATGGGCTTCGCAATTACTGAGGAGGCTATCGAAGATAACTTGTATGACTCTTTGTCAGCACGTTATACAAAGGCACTAGCTCGTGCAATGGCGTACACCAAGCAGGTAAAAGCAGCGACTATCCTAAATAATGCTTTTGACGCTGGTACTACCTATGGAGATGGAGTGGAGCTTTGTTCTACTGCACACCCATTAGTGAGTGGTGGAACTAACTCTAACGAACCATCAGTAGCCGCTGATCTTAACGAGACTTCTTTGGAAGCCGCTGTTATTCAGATCGCAGGGTGGACAGATGAAAGAGGACTTCTCATTGCGGCAAGACCTCGAAAGTTAGTGATCCCACCGAATCTACAGTTTGTGGCAACAAGATTGTTAGAAACTGAAGGCAGAGTAGGAACTGCGGATAACGACCTCAATGCACTACGCAACAATGGTTCTATCCCAGAGGGCTACACTATCAATCACTATTTGACTGATACAGATGCTTTCTTCCTACTAACTGATGTACCAAACGGTCTAAAGCACTTCACACGTAGTCCAATGGCTACATCTATGGATGCTGACTTTGACACAGGTAACAGCAGATATAAGGCTAGAGAGAGATACTCTTTCGGTGTATCTGATCCATTAGGAATCTTTGGTTCCCCAGGAGCCTAAGAAAAATCAAAGGGCGGCTTGCGGGTCGCCCTTTTTTACTTTATACTACGCTTACCTTGACAATCACATGGTGTGATTGACTTCAGCCAAGACAAGGAGGTTTACATGGCTAACACTACATTTCAAGGACCTATTAGGTCTGAAAGTACAATTAAAACAATCAGTAAAAACGCATCCACTGGCACGATCACAGAAGTTATTACTATGGGTGATGCGCCAGTCGCATTAGGTGATGAAGACAAAACACTTGATAATGCAACACATAGTGGAAGAGTTCTTGCTGTGCCTGCTATAACATCAGATAGAACAATAACCTTACCTGCCCCAGTCGCAGGAGCTACGTTTAAATTTATCTATGCAGGAGCAGCAGAAGAAGCGCAAAATCTTATTATTGTTACCCCTGGTAATGCTAATTTTTTCTTAGGAAATGTACAGCATTTAGATACCAATGCAGATAACGCTGGTGTTTATGCAAACGGTAGTTCTAACTCAAAGTTAACATTAACTGACTTTGGTAGCATGGAAATAAATATAGTAGCTAAAGATAGTACAAACTACTATATTTGGGGCAATGTGGTTTCGGAAGACGCACCTGCTTTTGCTGACCAGTAATAGGAGGTATAAATGGCTAGATCAGATGTAAAAGCCTTTAACCACGATCAAGGTGATGCTGCCGCAGTTATTGGACCTGCTAGATCAAGGTTAAGGCAACTTGTAATATTTGCTGCTGCTTCAGGTGCTGTAACTATTAAAGATGGTTCAGGTGGATCAGATATATTAGTTCAAAGCTTTCCAACAGGTCTGCATCACTTAAATATCCCAGATGATGGTATTCTTGCAGAGAGTGGCGTTTACATCCACGCTTTTACTGGTAGTGGCAACAAACTTACTTTGTTTTTGTCATAATGAGTAGTTATGCGTAACGACTACAAAAGAGGCGGTCGAGTCCGCAAAGGCAAAGGCATGAAAGGTATGTCTATAAAAAGTGGGGATAAACGCCCTACTAAGGCTGGAGCGGGCATGACGGCAAAGGGTGTTGCTAAATACAGACGGCAAAACCCTGGGTCCAAGCTGCAGACAGCTGTGACAGAGAAGAAGCCCACAGGTAAGCGAGCAGCGAGGAGAAAGTCATTTTGCGCTAGAAGTGCAGGGCAGATGAAGAAGTTTCCAAAAGCAGCAAAAGATCCAAACAGTCGGTTACGACAAGCAAGAAGAAGATGGAGATGTTGATGACAATATCTCGCGCACAAATGGGTAAGCAGATCAAAAACCCACCAAACAAAATGTCTAAACTTTCCCAGAAGAGAAAGAAAAAGGCAGAGAAAGAGAGAAAGAAGAAAGATGGCGTATTTACAAAGTAACATACCATATTTTAAAGCATGGGTAAGACGAGAGTACACGAAGAATTTTATAGAGTATCAAGGAGATTTTTTACACGCGATGGTTATAGCTGTAACAACAATGCCGAATAGGTGTCTAAGTTTCCAAGTAATATTTACTGGATGTGAGACAGATGACACAGATGAACCAAACGTGCATGGTGGAGCCATGTGGGCTAGGATGCCCATAACAGCGTTGGTAGCTGATACCAGTTACGAAGAGTGGCCCACAGAGATGCCGACCTATGTAACACAACCGTGGGATTGCATGTCTCACGATCACTCAGTTTACGTATTGAATAGAGCCACACCTGCTCCTTGGATAGCCAAGGTAGACGGAGAGTTCTATCCTGCGAAATACTATTTTACTGTGGACTATACAAACAGTGAAGTAGCGGACGATCCTGCCCAACACAAACAGAGTCATGTTCTTGAACTGTTAGATGCAGGAGAGTATACAGGTAACATAGTAGCGTTGCCTAACAATCGGGTTCGTGTCACACACCCTGCGTGGTTTGAGACTGGTCAAGGCGCACCAGACTTCAGACCGAATCAACATACTTTTCATTCTAAACAGAACCACGAATACGTTTGGGATACCCAGCGTGTTTTTAATAACCTATACAAGGAGCAAGAAGATGACGAAGAAGAATAATAAGATGAAAATGGTGAAAGACCCAAAGACAGGTAAAGATGTCCCTGAATTTGCTGTAAAGAAATCAGCAGGTAAAATGGTCAAGAAGAAGATGATGGCTGGTGGTAAAATGGTTAAAAAGGGCTATGCTGCTGGTAAAATGGTCAAGAAGATGATGGCTGGAGGTAAAACTAAGAAGGGTTACTCTAAAGGTAAAACAGTCCTAAAAGATGTACCCGCTGGTAACAAGGGTAAAGGTTTAAGCATGTTATCTACAGATGTTAGAAATAACATGGGGTTTAAAGCCAAAGGCGGAGCTATCAAGAAAATGGCTGGCGGTAAAATGGTCAAGAAGATGATGGCTAAAGGCAAGATGGTCAAAGGCGGAGCCGCAGGTGGTAAGAAAAAAGCCAAGGTGAGAGGTGCAGGTATAGCACGAAAAGGTGTAAGACCAGCGAAAATGGTGTAAATCATGGCGTTACGTAGGTATTACAAAAAAGGGGGTAAGATTTGTCCTGCTGGTAAGGCGTGGGCAAAACGTACCTTCGATACATACCCTTCAGCGTATGCCAACCTTGCGGCTTCTAAATACTGTAAAGACCCCAACTACGCAAAGGGTGCAAAAGGTAAAAAGAAAAAGAAGAAGTAATGGGTGAACTTAAGAAGTGGTTAGATCAGAAGTGGGTTCGTATAGGGACAGACGGAAAGATCAAAGGTCCTTGCGGTACATCTAAGGATAAAAAGAATCCTGACAGATGCTTACCTGCCGCAAAGGCTAGGAGTCTGTCTCAGAGCCAACGAGCCACTACAGCCAAGAAAAAGAAGCGAGAAGGCGCAAAAGGGAAAACTGTAGTAAAAAATACTAAACCTGCTACAGTAAAACTTAGCGGTGGGGGTCTTGCCCGAAGAAGGCGTGGTATCGCACGAGGTTGCGGTGCTGTCATGGAGGGTAGGCGTAAACAAACGCAGTATATATAGGAGGCAACATGGAGCTTATACAGAATGGTACGTTTGCAACAGGAGAACCTGTGTACCAAATAGCAGAAAAGAATAGCGACGGGACACACACCACTGTTGTGTTTGACCCAATGACAAAAGAAGAAGCTGAAGCAAGACTAAAGTCTATGGGAGGCACGACTGTGGAGCCTGTAAAAGAAACAGTATCTGACGACTCTCCTGACTACAAGTCTATGACAAAGCTAGAACTAGAAGCCATGATGCGTGAGCATGGTGTGGAGTTAGACAGACGTAAATCAAAAGGTGAATTGTTAAAAGAAGTAGACGCTTATTTTGCTGATAAGGATTAGTTATGGCTACATCGGGTACTACAGCATTCAACATGGACTTCACAGAGATCGCTGAAGAAGCGTGGGAACGTGCAGGTCGTGAGATGCGTTCTGGGTATGACCTAAGAACTGCCCGTAGATCCATGAACTTGTTGACCATAGAATGGCAAAACAGAGGGTTAAATCTTTGGACAATAGACA